GACCACGAGTTAGCCAAGGAGATACAAACGTACTCCGCAAATTTCCGAAGGCAGTGAAAGTACCGGCCTATCTAAAATGGAAGCAAGAGCTGAACCTAATCAAGGATAACAGCCCTAGTTTTCACAATCTATACAACGAGATTCTTTGGGAGAACAGAATCGGGAACCACTTTATTAAAGATGGTCTCGAACCGTTTTGGAAGAATGGAAAACCCATTCCCACCGAACGTCTGAAGCTACACCTTAGGACTCACGTAGTACCGGAGAATAAACCTGATAAAGTCAGAGCCGTTTTTGGAGCACCAAAAATGTTACTCATGGCAGAAAATCAGTTTATCTGGCCACTACAGGCGACTTACCAGAATACCAACGCTGGAAGACTTCTTTGGGGAAGAGAAACTTCTCGAGGAGGATGGACCAAGCTATTGCAAGAAATGCACAAGCATCAATCAAACACGTATATTTCCATGGATTGGAGCGAGTTCGACAGACGATTACTCCATGAATTAATGGATGACGTCCATGAGATTTGGAGATCATACTTCGATTTCTCACAGTACGAACCCACTACCGCATATCCAAACGGGAAAACAGACCCTGAGCGCATCGAGCGACTCTGGACGTGGATGACCCATGCCATTAAGAACACACCAATAGAACTCCCAAACGGCGAGATCTGGATGTGGAAGAATAATGGATTTGGATCAGGATATCAGCAAACACAGCTGATGGATAGCTTTGCAAACATGATCATGACATACACTGTCCTCTCTAAACTAGGAATAGATAAAGAAGCCGAAAACTACAAGTCTAGATTCCAAGGAGATGATGGCGTCTTGGCATTCTCAGAAATGATGTTCAAGATACATGGCAAACAGTTCCTCGAACTAATGAGAGAGCAAGCCAAGTATTACTTCAACGCAAAACTGAGCGCCGACAAGTCAATGATCGGAGACCACCCTAACGACCTATACGTACTAGGCTACCATAACAAGAATGGAGCGCCGTACCGAAGCGAAGAGGACTTACTTAGTCATCTTTTCTTTCCGGAACGACCCCAGGACTTCGGTAGACTAGCAGCGTCTGCAGTCGGACTAGCCCAAGCGAGCCTTGGATGCAGTCGACGCTTTTACGATCTTTGTGAAGATATATTCACTTCGATTGTGAAGGACAAGCAGATTCAGGTTGATTGGAAAGGACTCAAATGGATGAAGCGAGCAGGAATGTTCGAAGTCATGGAACAGCTACAATCAGGCAAGTTCCCAACTTTCGAGAGCATTATCAGCAGCGGATTCTACGCGATACCAAGGACCGAACGCGAAAACCAGCGCGCCTGGCCCACGATACCACAAGGAATAGAAGGTGAAATTGTTTTCATTAATA